CACGGGTTCGTTTTTGAGCGCAACTCCATTCGTTGATTTGTCACTTTGGCTTCATCGCACTGAAGGCTATATGTACGACACCACGACCACGATTGCTTGGCAGTTGATTAACTTCAACCGAAATACGGGAAGCGGGAGTCAGTTCAATTTGACTACCGAAACGTGGACTGTTCCTGATGACGCTCCTTACGATTTGCAAATCACAATGCAGAACGTGAACTCACCATACGAACTTGGCGTATTTGGCGATGGTGTGTTTGAGGGTTCAATACTTGTCAATGCCCACCCATCAACATCCGTGACAAGCACATTTAGTTCTTTTTATTTTGGGACTAATGCACAGGTACAATTGTTTATCCGCCCTCAACTTGCAAATGCAATGACATACCAATGCACCGACTATTCGGGCTTGGATTCAGTCACTTCAACAAGCGAGTTCTCGGTTGACCAAACCGCATCAGCAACGTACACCTTTGATGTTGTCATCCAAGACCTGATGCCTGAAATCAAGGTCAAGGACTTTCTTGGAGGCATCCTCAAGATGTACAATATGGTCATTCAGCCAACGAGTGCAACCTCGTTTCTGCTTCAGCCGTTGGATGATTGGTACGCAGCAGGTACCGACCAAAACTACCAAACCTACTTTGACATCACGGAGTACGTGGTAAACCGCCCACCCCTATACCGAGAAATTGAATTTAAATACCAAGACACGGAGCAGATATTAGGTTACCAATACTTGAAAACAAATAATCAAGGGTTTGGAGACTTACGCACGTTCTTCAACTTTGATGGCGATGAGTTCCTTGTTGAGCTTCCTTTTGAATGCCCACTATTTGAGAGACTAACTGACATCCACACGGGAAGCCTAACCAATGTACTCGTGTACAAGAGCATCACAAGTGAAGCGAACGAGGACGGCACATTCAATCCGTACTTGGGCGCACCTATTGTGTTCTATGGATATTTTGCCGACTACGACATCAGCGCAAATCCTGTTGCGTTTGTAAACTCCGACAATGCGACAAGCCGAAGGGTGGATGTCGCTTGGTATGCAAACACATCAAACCGCTATTCAGGCGCAGGGGCTTCTCACTCAATTTGCTTTGGTGCGGACATTGACCCATACCATTTGCAATCGGTAAACCAAAGCCTCTACAATACGGAATGGACTAACTACATCACCGACCTCTATGCCAAAAGCCGAAGGTTGTACCAAGTTGATGCAGTCCTGCCAATTGGTGAAATCATCACGATGAACCTCAAAAATGCGGTGATTTGGAACAATGCCAAATACATCGTAAACTCCGTGCAGCTCAATATGACCACAGGCAAAGCAACATTTGAACTCCTTAACGTAGTATGAAGCAGGGATATTTAAGTTATTTGATTGAACTCCTGAACTCCGATGAGTGGGTAGGTGTAGGCGAATGCGTTGAAATAGCAAAAGGCAAGCACAAGCTCCCCGAAGGATGGAACGAATATATTAGGCTACAATGGCGGCAGTTGAAGTAATCCAAATTAAAGGCGATGCCACGCAGGCGATTAACGCCCTCAAAGCCGTTGGCGTTGAAGCGCAAAAGGTTCAAAAGCAAGCCGATGATTCTAATGCAGCCATCAAGGATGGTCTTGAGGCGTTAGACAAGCGTACAGGCGGAGCCGTTTCTGCGTTTAAGAGCTTGCAAGGTGGCATTAGCAATGCCGTAGCAGGATTCAAAACCCTCAAGGGTGCAATTATCTCAACGGGTTTGGGAGCGTTGCTCGTAGCCATTACTTCGCTTGTTGCTTATTTCAAGGAAACGGAGCGAGGCGGTGATGCGTTAGCCGTTATTATGGGAACGCTTGGCGCAGTAGTCGGTAAACTTACGGACGTTGTAATCAAGCTCGGTGAGGGCCTTTTTAAGGCGTTTAGCGACCCCAAACAAGCCCTGATAGACTTTGGTACTGCTATTCAACAAAACATCGTTAACAGGGTAGAAGGGATGCTTGAGCTTTTGCCCGCTTTGGGTAAGGCAATCAGCTTGGCATTCAAAGGTGAGTTTAAAGAAGCAGGCAAAGTTGCGGCAGATGCCGTAGGCAAAGTCACGCTTGGTGTTGAAGGTGTAACCGACAAGATTGGTGATGCGGTAGATTCCGTTAAGGCGTTTGGACAATCTTTGGTAGACGCAGGTAAGGAAGGCGCACGTGTTGCAAACTTGATAAACGAAGTAGAGGATGCCGAGCGTGAACTTATCAAGCAACGTGCAGCAACAAACAAACAAATACAAGAGGCTCGCTTCATTGCCGATGACCTTACCAAAAGCGTAGAGGAGCGCATTGATGCCGTAATGCGTGCGGGCAAACTTGAGGAGGAGGTTGCCGCAAAAGAATTAGCAACCCAACGAAAGCGAGCGCAAGCCCTCAAGGCACAGGCCGCAATATCCGAAAGCAACGAGGAGACGCTAAACAACATTGCAGAAGCCGAAGCCCGTGTATCAGAGCTTGAAACTGCGAGCATCGCAAGGCGCAGACGCTTGGGTAATGAAATTAAAGGGCTACGCAAAGAGCAACAAGATGCTACTGATGCAGCCATCAAAAAAGAGCAGGAATTACTTGCCATAGTAGACCAAGCCAATAAGGACTTTCTACTTCAGCAGGGAGCATTGCTTGACCAAGCGTATGAGATGCTCAAGAGCGACCAACAACGTGAGGTGCAAGCCGTACAGGAGAAATACTTTAAGCTACTTGAGCTTGAGGAGTTGTCAGGTGCGGAGCGTGCTGCGCTAACCGAAAAGCAAGAGGCGGAGATAGCCGCAATCAACGGCAAGTATGCCCAAGCTCGTATAGACCAAGAGAAGAGCGTACAGGCCGCCAAAGCAGCAGAAATCAACGCTACGATTGATATGGTGCAAGGTGCGCTTGGCTCTTTGTTTGAAGATAGCAAAGCCGTAGCCACCGCTAACGTACTTGTGGATTCTGCGCAAGCAGCAGTCGGCATCTTCAAAAGCAGTAGTTCACTCCCCGAACCTGTGGCAAGCATCAACAGGGGTGTGCAGTTGGCTGCACTTGCTGCTACCACATTTGCATCTATTCGCAAGATTAACCAAGCTCAACCTGACGGAGGTGGTAGTGCAACGCCTGTGCAGGTTACAACGCCAACAGTCCCTTCACAGGCTCCGCAGTTCAACATCGTAGGACAGGGTGGACTGAACCAACTTGCCGAAAGCATCGGAGGGCAGTTTCAGCAGCCCATCCGTGCCTACGTGGTAGGGCAAGATGTAACCACATCGCAACAATTACAACGTCAACGCATACGCACCGCAACATTCGGCTAATGAAACTGATTGAACTTATACTTGATGAAGCAATGGCCCTAACAGGCATTGACGCTATTTCCCTCGTTGAGCATCCCGCCATTGAGGAGGACTTCATCGCCCTCAACACCCAACGTGTAGAGTTTGCAACTCAAAGCGAAGAAAAGCGCATCCTGATGGGAGCAGCACTCGTGCCAAACAAACCCATCTTCCGTATGGAAGGAGAAAACGAGTTCTACGTTTACTTCAGCGAAGCCACCATCCGCAAAGCTTCTGAATTGTTTTTTCAAAAGGCCAAGCAGAACAACGCTACCCTTGAACACGAGGTAGGCATCAACGGCCTCACGGTAGTTGAGTCTTGGATTATTGAGGATGAGACCCACGATAAGAGCCGCAAGTACGGGATGGAGTTGCCTGTTGGCACGTGGATGGTTTCTATGAAGGTCAATAACCCCGAAATATGGGATGGCTTCGTAAAGACAGGAAAGGTCAAGGGCTTTAGCATTGAGGGGTACTTCGTAGACAAGATGCACTTCAGCAAGCAGGAACTTGAGCAGATTGAGGAGCAAGAAGCGGCTTTGCTGCTTTCGCAAATCGTAGCCATCATCAAAAAGGATGGACGCAAGAAAAGCGGAACCCGCACGGAACTTGAATCCTACTCGGACTACCCACAGGCCGTAAGCAACAACGCCAAGCGAGGCATTGAGCTAAACGAGAAAAACGGCAACAAGTGCGCTACGCCTGTTGGCAAGGTGCGTGCGCAGCAACTCGCACAAGGCAAGCCCGTGAGCGTAGAGACAATCACCCGTATGTACTCATACCTATCAAGAGCCGAAGAATACTACGATGAAGGCGATTCACAAGCCTGCGGCACTATCTCTTACCTGCTATGGGGAGGATTGGCTGCAAAGCGTTGGGCAGAGAGCAAACTTAAAGAACTTGGTAAATTATGATGCGTCCGCAACGCCTACCCGTAGCCTCACCAAGAGGCGGTAACAGGGGATGCCTGTGCAAGGACAACACCTACTCACGCAAATGTTGTGATGGGTCGCTTGCTGCTCAAGGCATAGGTTCGCTCGTGGGTCAAGGCACAAGCGTCAAGATACGAGGCGAAGAATGGCAGACCATCAATACCCGATGGGAAGCCACTAACACATTGTGGCAGGACTTATAAAAATGTTACAATTAACCAACCCCTTTTTATTTAGTTAGATATGAAAGCAAATAATATCCTTAACCGCATCCTTGCCGAACTGTCTTCCATTCGTGAAGTAAAGTTTGAGCAAATGACGCTTGAGAACGGAGCCGTTCTTGAAGCTGAAGTATTTGAAGCAGGAAACGAAGTATTCATCGTAAGTGGTGAAGACCGAGTTGCTGCTCCTGTTGGCGAACACCTTTTGTCTGATGGCCGTGTATTGGTCATCACGGAAGAAGGCGTTATCGCTGAAATTAAAGAAGCTGCTGCCGAAGCTGAAGTAGAGGTAGAAGTTGAAGCTCCCGAAGCAGAGGTAGAACTCGCAGAGGTAGAAGTAAAAGAAGAAGCTCCCGCTATTGCGGCTGTCGTGGAGAAAGTCCTTGAGCAGATTGCAATGATGCGTGAGGAGATGAAAGAAATGCGTGAGGAGATGGGCGGCTATGCCAAGAAAGAGGAGATGTCGGCTATCAAGGCTGAATTGTCTGCTGAACCTGCTGCCAAGCCCATCAAGCACAATCCCGAAACAAAGCAAGCCAACAAGGTTGAGTTCAAGCGTCCCGCAAAAACCCTTGACCGAGTCCTTGCACGTCTTAACAATTAAGATTCAAATTTAGAAAATGGCTACGGTTACTTCTATCACTACTAACTACGCAGGTCAATTTGCGAGTAAGTACATCTCTGCTGCTCTTTTGAGCGCAGACACGCTTGACAAGGGTCTTATTGAAATCCTTCCAAACGTAAACTTCAAAACCACCCTTCAAAAAGTTGCTACTGACGGAATCGTCAAGGACGCTACTTGTGATTTTGATGCCACTTCAACTTTGACCTTGACTGACCGAGTTCTTGAGGTTGAGCCATTCCAAGTTAACCTTCAGCTTTGCAAGAAGGACTACTACGATTCTTGGATTGGTGGTCAAATGGGCTTCTCTGCCTACGATAGCATCCCTGCTTCTTTTGCTGACTTCTTGATTGCTCACGTAGCCGCCAAGACTGCCCAAAAGATTGAGCAGAACATTTGGAACGGAAACGCTGCTTCAGCAGGTGAGTTTTCAGGTCTTATCTCTTTGATGACTGCTGACGCTGACGTTGTAGACGTAACTGCTACGACTGTGACTGCTTCTAACGTCATCACCGAGCTTGGCAAGGTAATGGACGCTATCCCTGCTGCCCTTTACGGCAAGGAGGACTTGACCATCTACGTTCCACAAAACGTGGCTAAAGCCTACGTTCGTGCGCTTGGTGGCTTCGGTACTTCAGGTCTTGGTGCTAATGGTCTTGACAACAAAGGTACTATGTGGTACGGCAACGGAGACTTGTTCTTTGATGGTGTTCGTGTAGCTATGGTTAACGGACTTCCTTCTAACAAGATGGTCGCTGCTCAAACTTCAAACCTTTTCTTCGGAACAGGACTGTTGAACGAGCGCAACGAAGTACGTGTCCTCGATATGGCCGACCTCGATGGTTCGGACAACATCCGTGTAATCCTGCGCTTCTTTGCAGGTGTTCAGTACGGCATCGGTTCAGACGTAGTTCTCTACTCTTAATCCGACCTAATGTAAATCAAGAGGGG